CCAGTGATTCCGACGCTTTTTACGCTCGGAGCCTGGTGAGGGGAGCAATTCACATCGAAGCTTATTCGCGACCATCTTGCACCATCGTCTTTGGGCCGTAAATGAGAAAGCCATGGAGTTTCAATAATTAGTTTTTGTAGGAAGATAGACATGTTATCAGCTCTCTCTTTAGAGGCTGAGATAATCATTATCTTTTTTTCTGGATCTCTGAAGAGTTGCCACAACACGAAAGCTCCGGTGATCCAGGATTTACCTACACCACGGAAGGCTTGTATTTGAAGACGTTTAGGACCGTGTTGTAGATAATCAGCGATTGCGTATTGAGCACGTGTTGGTGAGGGAAGATCAAGTTGTCCCCACATAGCTTGTAGGAACAGCTTGAAATCGTCCTGTAACAGGTTTAAAGTTTCATTCATAGGGATTCATACATAGAGGTGGATAAGAGGCCCCTGTAGAGCCTCCTAAGTATCTGTGAGAGCGTGTTATTTATTCTCTAGTGGATAGGTTAGCGAATTGTTCAGGATGATTGAGGATAATCTTCTTACGTTCTTCGTAAGATAAGTGACCAAACTTTTGTCTGAATGCCTTACCACGAGCACCTTGTACCTTATCAATAATCAATTCATCCTCCCATCCAAGTTGAATCTGTAATGCACGTTGAACAGGTTCAGGTAGATCTTTAATAGGGATGTCATTCCACGTATCAAGATCGCGGTTTTTCTTATTGAATTTAATACCAAGTTCACTACGTCTAGCATCACTCAGTCTATGGACATCATCGTGGTCATAGCTACGGATGCCGGTACGTTTAGCAGACTTAGCAGACTTAACACCATCAAATAGAGATTCGTAGTTAGCAGATTGGTTGCCTGGGAATAGACCAGCTGCTGCCAGCTCTTTTCTACGTTTACTAGCTTGAGGTCCAGTCTTACCTGCAAAGAATGCACGGTTATCTTGGATGCCCATTCGGTGGTGAGGAGTGACTGGACGAGGTGTCTTGGAGTTAGGGTTAGGTACAGCTGTGTTGGCAACCTTATAATCAGGACGGCTCTCCATACGGATTGAATTCCCTTTAACACCAGCCTGTACGTCACCACTGACACCTCTAAAGTCAGCAGGTCTCATGTCAGCACGATTAGGCATGGTATTACTATCTACCATTGCATCACGTACTGCTTTGGTAGGTTTTACTTTTGGTTTAGGTATTTTCTTGATTGCTTTAATTTCACCGGGTCCAGGGACAACAGCACCCATGAGGAGAGCACCAAGACCGGGAGCTAGGTTTAGTTTTTGCCCTAAGTCTTCACCTACTTTCTCAGCATCTTTATCTATATCATTGAGATGCTTAAATGGTGAAATAGGGTTTGTATTTAGCCATTGATTAGCTTTATCTATTGTGTCCCAAAAGGGACCTTCTGGTTTTCCTAGATGCTTATCTCTAGCTGCATATAATGCATTAATTCCTTGACCTACAGTATTAGTAGCTATTGATAAAGCATCCATGATCCGTTGACCATGGTGTGCCATAAATTATCGTATGTGAGATAGAATTAAATTCTCCCTTAGTGGACAGGTTCCAAATGTTTGTCTCATCCACTGGAGCCAATTTCTACTTCCTTTGGCCTGATTACACTTATGACAGGCACAGACAACATTCGAGGTAATGTCTTCTCCGCCACGAGAGCGAGGATGTACATGATCGAGAGTAAGTAAGTTAAGGTCATAAGTTTGTCCGCAATAAACACAAGTAGAGTTAAAATGTTCCTTAATAGAGCGCCTCCAAAGACGCTTTGCTTCAGAAGATGTCATAGCTATTAAGTTTTGGGTGTAGTAATCAGGTGAGGGAAGTAATGGAGTCATTTCTTAGCGTATTTTTTACCCTTTCTAGGGCGTGTTCGGTTCTTCGATGCCTTCTCGCATTTACCAGACTTAGGTCCAGTATGAGATGCATCTTCTCCTTTTTTGCACTTAAGCTTATTTCTAAGACTTTGTGCACCGCTAATTAGTTTCTTACCCTTCTTTGTTTTGTTGTATCGAGCCTGCTGCTTAACACGTTTGGCTGCAGCCTTAGGATTCTTTTTGTAGTAGTTAGACGTTTTTCCTGCCATAGAGTCGAGATTGTACTAATTCGGGATCAACAGTAGGCATTAGTTTTGACAACTTATCCAGCGGGTTACCGTCATAAGCGACGCCACTAATGTCGTTAGTTTTAAGCCAGTCGCAGGCAGCCTTCAGGTCTTGTGTAGTAGCCTCGCCCGACTTAATACGAGCGAGGAATTCTTTAGTCACAAGGCCATGAAGTTCATTGAACTGGTCTTCAGTAGCCTTCTTTTTCATTGGTAATCAGTTAGTCGGGAACATGCCCAAGTATTAGATGAAGCGTAGTATTGACAAACCATATCTTGGTGGAACACCACAGTCCCATCCTCAGGAGAGGAAGGGAAAGGGAAGTTCCTAGTCTGTACTTTTTTCTTTTCTACAGTCATACATCTACCTCAAAGCGGAAGTTATAATCAGCGATACCATTTAGGTTGTTTGTAATTACCTGACAGGCATCAAAGACAACACTGGCTGGGCCAGGCTCATTTCTAAGGTCTAGTAGTTGCAGACGATAAGTTTGAACAAGGTCATAGACTTGAGTATCATTATCTTTGTAGTAGGCGCTTAATTGATCACATTGAATCAACGCCTCGTTAATCATAATCTTCAGTTCAGTAGCATCATCCTTCTGGGCATCAGCAGGTGAGCCACCACCTGGCAATTCAGAGTCTGGATCTTCAAATGGAATGATTTGACCCTCCAGTGCAATAAGATCAAACCACTTCTTATCAGGCTTACTGAATGCTGAGACATTACGTTGTGCTTTAGCTACACCACGTGCTAGAGGATCAGTAGGAAGTTCATAATCATCATCAGGATAAAGCTCATTCTGACCATCACGGTTGATGTACGGCATGACAATTATGCGTGCAAAACCACCGGTCATAGTAGACCAGCCTGTCTTATCAATATTACATTCGTAATCGAGAGCGATAATAGTTCCACCAGTGTCAAAGGACATCTGATTAAACTTAGATAAAGTCAAGTTAGAAGATCTATTAGCAAAGATTTCGGAATTCATCGGCACAGTAAGGTTGTGCGTCATAGCACTACCCATTTGATCCTCTAGACCAGAGTCCCAAGTAGCACCTGAGATTCTCAGCTTATTTCTGATGTAACCACGTACTGCTCTAATGTTCCCAACAGTATGAGGAACGTCAGGGTTAATGACTAGATTAGAGTAATAGAATACCCAAACCAAAGCAGCATTAGCTTCAACAGGCATGGTTACATATTTAGTATCTTGAGACCACAGAGGTCTGGTTGAACCTTCCCTGAATGTTTCCTGCTTAGGTTCACCCATGGTGATGTACATAGGTTCATACACTGATGCACGAGACTGTCCGTTTTCATCAATAGGAATAGGAGCCGTCTCAATGATTACATCAGTTTTATTTGCATGAACAGAACCATCAGGCCAAATTGCTAGACCACGCCCAATCTTGACTGAACCAAGAGTTGTTGTAGTAGCAACGACTTGAGATCCTGCAGGACCTTGCTGACCGTCTTGTCCAGGAGGACCCTGAGATCCTGCAGGTCCACGAGGACCTTGTGGTCCAGTAGCACCATCATCACCTTGTGGGCCTTGTGGTCCCTGAGGACCAATCATGACTGTACCAATGTCGATCCAAGAAACGTTATTCCAGACCCAGCCATGGCCAGTATCTTCAGTAATCCAGATTTGATCTGGGAATCCAGGAGTAGGAAGGTCTGAGGGAGTAGGAACAATGCCACCAATATTCAGTTGTGCGTCATCACCTTTATCTCCCTTAGGACCCTGCGGACCCGTAGGTCCGGCAATACCGAAGGTTGTATCAAGTTGACTGACTTGCCATGTGTTATTTGATTGTGTGTACTTAGCTAAAAGATCACCTCTGACGATGATGTCACCATCAGAGGGATTAGCTGGATATTGAAATGACATTATTTAGTTAGTAGTTTTAGTTCAGCTTCAACAATCCTTTTAGCTTCCTCAGTACTAACAATGTTTAGTTCTGGGATAGCTTTGTTTGTTCCATACCGATCGATCATTTCTTGTTCAGTGATGATCTCAGGATCGTTCCTATCGTAAAAGTTATTCATGCGTCTCCTGTTTTGAATGTATTGAAGATAGACTCAACACTGTTGGCGTTGTCTGAGTAATATGCAACCTTAACCTGATAATAAGTATTAGCCTCTAGAATAGGCTTACCAGACCAGGGAGTAGCGCCATCCTGAGAGGCGTTAGCGTCGAGGTCGATGTATTCACCAACAACAGTCCAAGGTCCTGACTGTGAGCTGCTCTTTTCTAGCGTCCAGACACGTCTAGTAAGCGATGCATCTGTCCCTGTAACTGCTGTAGTTCCACCATTCATAGAGGTGAACACAACGGCAGTAGGAGAAGGGGCAGAAGGTGTAATCTCAGCACCTTTGATATTTAGTCCTGTCTTCCAAGTACCCGACACTCCATCAATTAGTAGGGAACTACCGTCTACACCCATCACATCGGTTGCAGAGGCTTCTAGGGTAGGGAGGGAGACGTAGGAGTCGCCAAGGCCACGGTCAGTACCTTGGTCAACGAGGAGCTTGTTGTCTACGCGGACGGCATAAAAACCACACTGATTAGCACCTGCAGAGTTGTTAATATCTCGAACAGTAATAGCTTCCAAAGAACCACTTCCCGTATACAACCTCGTAAAAGTACCAGTGATGCTTGAATCAGCGGGGAAATTAACAGGTGTTCCATTAACACCATCCATACGGACAAAGCCATCGTCTCCAGATCCCCAGCCACCAAGTACTTCTACGGAAGATGTAACTGGTATTGGCGGAACAAAGTTGATAACAATTCCATCACCTGGCGGAGTACCACATCCACAGAGAGTAGTCAAACTACCATCAAATCCTTTCGCCGCTTCGTATCCAGAAATTGGAGATGGGATTTGCACGTTTGCGCTCCAGACCTGACTGTCGTTGACAGCGTCCACGAGAATCTTGCCGTCAACTTCAAAAGCAATGGCACCAAAGTATTTGTAAGCTGCTCCTGTAGTGTCAAGAGTCGCCCAGCTAATTGAAGAAATTGACGAAACTCCAGTAATTGTTTGCCAGTCCGTAGTTTCTGACAACTGTGATGTTACATCTGTAGTGTTAAATTTCAGCAAATTGACTTCACTTCCCAAGTTAATACTACCTTTTACTCGTAAAGTAGTTACAGGGATAGGTCTATCAAATGCGCATGTAATAGTTTCAGTATCTGCCGCATAAGAAACTGTAGTTAAGTCACCATCAAAAGCCAAACTGGCTGGCGAAGCGGAGTTATCATTGGCGACATTTTCGCTCCAAACCTCACTTTGGTTTGACACATCCCACTTACCACCATCAACAACCATTTGGCTGTTGGCGGCGTCTACGGAGATGATTTTAGCGCTGCTATAAGGTACAGCATTGCAGCTTAAATAATAGTTATCAGTATTATCAGAAGTAGCTGCATTAAATCCGATGTACCAATATTTGAACGGTCCTCCTGTAGCGGTTCTAGTTGTAGCTGTTTGACCTGCTGGTGACTGTTCTAGCTGTTCCCAGGTAACTCCATCTGCAGAACAAGCGGTCATAATATATGAACCTTGAGTTGTAAATTGAATTGAAGTGACTGGGTATTCCAGCTCAATCATCTGATAAGTAAAATTAGCAGATACATCTGGCGTAAATACATTATTCCATTGGTCAGTTGACGCACTTCTAATTTCAGCGTAGGAAATGGTTGGCAAGTTATTTCCGAAATCTGTTGGCAATCCCTGAGGTGAACTGTGGATAATAGAAGCGCCTGATTGATTAATATTTATTGGTGTACCACTTGGACTTTCCTGCACCACGTCACCAGCACTGAAGTACTCCAGATCTGTTGAATCGGCGAAGGTGAGGGTAATAGCAGGGGCAGTCCCACTAACACTCACAATCTCACTCGTCTGCGGCGTCACCAGATCACCATTTTCATCCGTCATCGTGATTGGACCAACCATATTGGCTAGTTCAATCGAGTCAGTACAGGTAAGGGATGCTCCGTAAGGCATTTCTTTGACGAGCTTGGTGTCTCCAAGATTACGAATGCCTTTGTCTTGG